GGTCAGGCCTTTTTCGGCCGGGGCCGCAGGAACAGCCGCACCGGGTTGTGCCGCGCCACCCGGCAGCGGGGCCGCCGGGGTTGCGGCAATGGCCTTACGCCGCTCGACCTCTTCCAGCCGCGCCAGCTCGGCGTTGAGCCTGTCATCCGTGGCGATCATCTCGTCATAGGATGCCTGCTGTTCTTCAGTCAGGTCTGCACCGTCTTCGACACTCGCCAGAAGGTCTTCCATGGCGGTGATGTTTGCGGCGCGTTCCTGCCGCAGGGCCGTGATCCGGTCCATCTTGCTTTCCTTTCAGATGCGTGCGGCGCGCCGCCGCGTTTCAAGTTCGGCCGACGCAAACGCACGGGTGCGACCGGTTGGGGTTGGGCCGGTGCGCCGACCTTCACGTAACACGCTGTCAAGCGTGCCGATGCGGTCAGCCATTCCGGCTTCAACCGCTTGGGCAGCGGCCACCATGGCCCCCCGCCCAAATTCCTGCCGCACGACGGAGGTGCGCAGTTTGCGCCCCTGCGCGACATCCGCGACGAACACGGCCTCGATGGCGTCGACTGCATCCTGAAGCGCTTTGCGGCCATCCTCGGTTTCAGGGTCCGGCCGCTTGTAAGGCGCACCCGATGAAACAATCTCAGTCTCGCGGCGGCCCTGCATGTCTGTTTCCACTTGGCGGCTGATCGTGGCGACGACGCCGATCGACCCGACACTTGCCGCGCTCTCCATGACGATCTCGCCCGCCTGCGAGGCCAGCCAGTATGCCGCCGATGCAGCGATCCCGGTCACGAAGGCGACAACCGGCTTTTCGCTGCTACGGATCGCCAGCGCAGCTTCGGACAGGCCGGACACGACGCCGCCGGGGCTGTCGACCAGCAAAACGATGCGCTCGACATCGGGCGAAGCTTGGGCGACCCGGAAATCCCGCATCATGCCATCGAGCGACGTGCCACCGGCCGAGCTGTTAACCAGATTGGCACGCGGGAAGATCGGCCCAAGCACCGGCACGATGGCGGCACCATCGCGAACAGTGGCCATGCGCGCGCCATCCAGCCGTTCCCCCATCGCGGTGACGGCCTCGAAATCGGCACGACGCGCGCCATGCCCATCATCTGCAACGTCGCGCAAAGCACCGGCATCATACGCGCGCATGGCCAGTGCCTCGATCGCGGCCATGTATTCCGGCAGGATCGCCCACCGCTCCGATCGGATTGCCGCGATCAGCGCATTCGCATCCTGGGTCATTCGTCGACCTCCCTGCTGGATGGTTGAGGTTTGGCGGTAGCCGCTTGCGGGCCTTGCGGTGCAGGCGACCCCGCGAGGGTCATGTTGCCTGGGCGCCAATACTCGGTCCCGGCGCTGCCCGAGATCGGAGCGCGATTGGTTCGGGCGCGCAGCTCGTTTGCATTGGCCGTGCCCATCTGCCGCTCGATCCAGGCCGCCTCCATTCGGGCTTTGATGTCGGCCCGGACAAGGTCATCGGTCAGGTGATCGAAGTAATGCCCTGGCGCGGCAAAGGCGCGGGTCAGCGCTTGGTTCAGCCGCTTGTAATGCGGCCCAAGGTGATATGTGACGAACTCAAGGCTTTGATGCTCGATATTGCCGAAGGTGGCCCGGCTCAGCTCGAAGATCAGGTGCGGCGGCACACCCCAAATGCGCGCCAGCTCGCCAACCTCGAATTGCCGGGTCTCGATGAATTGCGACGCTTGGTTGTCCCGATCCATGAAGAACGGTTTCAGATCTTGGTCCAATACCGCTGTCGACTCACCGTCAAGGCCTTCGAATTGCTTCCAATCCTGTTTGATCGCTTTTCGCGTCTCCGGGTCGGTTTTTTCTTTCGTGGTCAGAACGACCTCGGGCTTAGCGTTCTTGCCGAAATACCGCGACGCATGGCGCCCGGTTGCAATTGCGCTGCCAAAAGCATCGCGCATGTATTGCATCGGGTTCAGCCCATAGATCCCGTCGCGGGTCATCCCGCGCACATGGAACACGTCCCGCGCCGGGAACCGGCCACCTGATCCGTCCGGCAGGGTTGCGTCGAAAAAGAACGTGTAGCCCTCGGCCCGGTCGAAATACTCGGCAATATGCACGCTGCCCGGCTTCAACCTGGTCAGCGCGACCGGCCGCCCGGCCCCATCGCGGCTGATCCAGGCAAAGAAATTGCCGGTCAGCATCAGATCGCCCAGGTACAACTCCCAGAACTCGAACGCGGTATCGACGCTGTTCGGCTGATCGCGCATCAGCGTATGCAAAGGATCGTCGCTGCGCGCTTCCCTCACCTGGTCGCCACTACGCGCGAAATACTGGATCGGGGTCGCGGCAAAAACCCCGGCAAGAACGCGCAAGGCCTGCATCGTGGCAGGCAAAGACAGGACCGTCCGCTCATCGACACGGACACCGGCGCGCGCCATACCGCCGCCGCCACCGACGACAAATCCGTTCCATTGCGTCTCGCTCCGAACAGCGTCCGAGCCAGCCGAAATCGGCGGCTCAGGGCGTGCTGCACCGGCCGGTGCAGCAGCCTGCCCGGATCGAAAAAGGTCGAGTAAACCCAAACTACATCCCCGTGTATTCGAGGAACCCACTGCCTGCGGCCTGCGGGTTCCAGCTCATCAGCATGACGCTGTTAAAGGTCGCCATAAGCGGGTCGATCTTGGCCGACCCCGACTGCGCCTTGGTCACGATCACCGCGTTGCCGCGCGCCTCGGTGCGGGCATTACCAACGCAGAATTCCATCAGTCTTTGGCCGCAATGCACCATCCGCCCGTTCTTCAGTTTGACCGGCACCGTTTTGATCGCGGCGTTCAGCTTGTAGCCTTGGCTGATTGCCTTGATGTCTTCGATTGCAAAGCCGGCCTCGACCAGCGCATCGATGATCGATCCGACGCCCTCCGGGTCCATTCCGATGCCATCCTGGTCCGGCATCAGCCCCGCTGCCTTGATCCTCAAGGCGATCTCGACGATTTCGGCGTTTGCCTCTTCCTCGATATTGTCGACCCAGGTCAGATCCCCGGCCCGCGCCAGCGCGTCCAGCTCGGGCATGATCTTCTGCCGATGCCGCTGCAAAGCGGCCTGGTCAGCCCAGGCCTTGGCCCAAAGCTGCCAACATTTGGTTTCCGCATGGCGACCCAGAACCGCCAAACCCAGAAGGTCATCGAGGCCGCCGCCATCGACGCCCATCACCGCCACTTCGGACGTTTCCAGAATGCGCTCCAGCGTCAAACCCGGTTCAACGGCGTCGGCCCAGTAGTCCGCCCCAACCCATCGTCCCGTTTTTAAGCCCAGACCGATCTGAACGTTCAGGTGCTGTGACGCAAACAGCGCCAGCGCCTCGGGTCCATCCTCCGCCGCCGAGCGCAGATCGACGGCCAGGTCAGCCGCGTGAACCGACCGGCCGAGATTTGGATTGACCAATCCCCATGTCTTGGCATCTCGCCACGCTTCGGCCTCTGCCATTTTCTCCGGCAATTCGTACAAGATCGCCAGCAAAGGCAGATCGAGCTTTCCATCCCGGACATTCCGCGCCCGCGTCAGTTCCTTTTCGAACTGGCCGGTCGGGCGTTCTTTCGATTGCGTCGTGATCTGCAGCAGGAACCCCTCTGGCCGGGATTTCAGGCCGCCGCGCAGTTCAAGAAACACCTCCGGTGCTTTTGCTTTTGCCCCCAACACATGCGTTTCATCGATCAAGACGAAGGTCGCTTTCGACCCGGTCACCACGTCGCCATCCGCCGACAGAATCTTGATCTCGGCCAGCGTTTCACGATGCGTGATCTTTTTCAGATGCCCTTGCACCTTGAAAATTGCACTCAGCGTCTCATCCAGACGGACAATTCCGGCCGCCTGCTTGAAGGCGATCCCTGCGATTTCCTGCGTCGGTGCGATCAATAGGCATTCTGCCTCGGGCCGCTCGTTCAGGATCGCGGCCGTCACGATGATCGCTGCCGCGATGGCCGACTTCCCGTTTTTTTTTGGGACCAGCAGAAAGAACTCGCGGATCGCGCGGCGCTTGGTTTGCGGGTCGTAACTGCCGAAGATTGCGCGAACCAGGTCAAACACCCATTCACCGCAGACCTCGCCATAGGTCGGATTTCCGATCAGGTCCGGAACGCGCAACCGTTTGAAGATCCGCAGCGCTTTTTCAGCCGCACCGTCAAATAGCGGCAGATCAGGCACGAGGCTTTGACCGGACAGGATGCGCTTTTCCCAATCCGGTAGCGCCGTGCGCCAAGCCGGGTCCGGTGCGAAGTCCTCGCCAGTCAGATCGAGCATGTCAGTGTTCGTAACCAGGTTTCAGATCGTCACCCCAGAATTCGCCACCATCCTCAACAGCAGCCTGGGCAGCTGCGGCCGCCTGCGCTTTCTTGCCGACAGGTTGGCTGGCACCATCCTCCTGGTCCTTGCGCAGCTGGCGCCCGGCGCGACGTCGCTGACCCTGTTCAATTCTCTCGCCAAGCGCCTTGACCGCCGACACATTGCCCTGCCGGGCCTTCTGCGAAAGCACGTCCAGGTTCTGCCCCTCGATGATTGTCGCCCCGTGTTCCAGCTCACGGGAAAAATTCTTGCGCAGCGTCTTCGGGTCGATGCCCATATCCGCTGCAATCGCTTCTTGCGTCCAACCCGCCGCCGCCCGAAGCGCCACAAACTGTTGGTTCTCAAACGTTTTTTTGAACGATGGCCGCCCTCTTCGATCTTTTAGCGGCTCGATCGGAAACCCGAACAAGTCCACAGCCAGCTTGTCGTCCGAATTTCCATCATCCACAGGAAAAAAATCTCCAAATGTAGGGCACGCGGGTGGCGGCCCAAATCGGCCTGCAGGGATTCCACCCCCCTTACCCCTTGTCACAGCACCTGCTTGTCTTCGCGCTGCTTGGCCCCGTCATGGCAAGCCTTGCACAAGCACTGCAGGTTCGCCGGATCGAAGAACTTCACACGATCCCCACGATGCGGATCGATGTGGTCCGCCACCGTCATCCGAGGCCGATCATCCACCGCCGAACACCGCACGCACCGAAAGCCCGCCGCCAAACGCACCTGCCAACTCAGCCGCCGCCACGCCTGCGTCCCGTACCAACGAGCCCAGTCTGGCGCGGCACCTCGGTCCCGATCCGCTTCGAGGTCACTATCCCGGCGCAACCGGCCCGATCCCGGCCGCAAACGCGATTTAAGCGCCCTGCCTTTCAACCGACCCACAGCATATCCTTGGAAACACAAACGCCCGACAGCGGGTTATCCCCGCGCCGGGCGCATTTCGTGATCATGCCTAAGTCATAAGCGCGAAGTGACTTAACCGTCAAC